CTAACTACAACATCAAATTCACCATATTCAGAACCTGCGATTGTTCCAGCTGGTTTAATATTTGCAATACCTATTTTTATTTCATAATTTGAATGAACGCCATGTGATAAAGTGTGAATCTTAAACAAATTGTTTGCATTTCCACCAATTTTTTGTGAAGTTATCCAAGGAGTTGATGCCTCTAAATAATCATCTGTAAAATCCCATTCAGGAAGAGCAGCGGATCCAGTTTGTATTATTATTTCTGGCTCTCCACCGTATTCATCTATCAAAAATTCAGCATCATTTGTAAAACAAACGTAGTTATACACTGCATTTGTACCATATGGATTGTAGCCAAATACATTTCCAATAAAATTATCACTATTAGGATCAACAGATGCACTAAAATCTGTTGAATTTTGATTAAGAGCATTACCAGTAAATGCAGATGTATCTGTTGAGAATGATCCTGAAAGTGTTAGTACGAATCCCTCGTCATTTACTAAAACTTCTGATTGTCTAAACAGTGATTCAGAATCTGCACTTGTAACAACAAATGTTGGATGCAAAAACGAAATTAATCTGTGACCGAATGATCCACTAGCAACTATTGCCAACGGATGTTTTAGTGAATAACCACCTGATCCCAATACTCTAACTACTGTTGCTGAACCGGCGCTGTTCAAATAACTTTTAGCAGTATATGGCAAATATGATTGTTCATATGCTCCACCGAATATACTTAAAAAATCAGAATACCCATTTACCAAAGTCGGGACGAAAGCAGGTCCCTTAAGCGTTGGTCCAATGAGTGCAGCACCAATAGCACCAATTCCTTGTGGAAGGAATGATAAATCTTTCTCATTGGTAAAGACTCCAGGACTTACAATTCTTTCATTAGCCACTATTTTCTCCAAAAAATTATTTAATCACACTTGATGCAACAATCAAAGATTTAACTCTCTTTTGATGGTACAAATTTATTTTCTTCCAAATCCAATACACCATCACCGTATTTGTTATTTAGTTCTTTAACCAAATCTTCTTCTTCTTTCTGCAAATCAATATATGTTTGCAATAATGTTTCTCTTAATTTTGAAACGTCTTCAATTCTTTTTTTAGTTATATGCAATTCAACTTCAACTTGCCCAATTTGTGCAGTAACGGTTGCATATTTTGTTCTAAGTAATTTAACTCTTTCAATATCATCTTGTGACACATCATTAGACAAATTTTTATTTTCAGCATTATCAGACATATAAAACCTCATTTAATTAATAACGAATAACACATATAAATATGTTATTTTTTTTGTAGAATGTCATTTTTATTATATTTATTTAATCATTTATTGATCCAAACCCATTATTTTTTCTTTCTTCCAATAATATATTGTTTATATCTGAGAATGTTTCTGAAACAAATCTGATTTTATTTGGAGAAACCAATCGTTTTGTTGTTGTTTCGGTTGATATATCTTTTGGAACCAAATAACCATGAACTTTTAATTGAAAGTTTGCTCTAACCAATCTATCTTGTCCAGTCGTATTATTATCTTCCATTGTAACATTTTCTAAATTGGTTGCAAATTTAAAAAAGTTCTTTTCACCAAATGATTGGCCACCATAATGAATAAAATTTTCTATCACATAGTTTAATTGATTTTGATATTCACACCACATTATGAAATCATATGTCACATCTACATAATCTGGAACAGGTGTAATAAAATATTCATATGATTTTTGTTTACCATATTGCAAACTAAATTTATCATACGGTTGATGTACACTATATGGTTGTTTCATTATGTATCGTATTTGGTTTGTAGTTGCAACTTTGTTTTTACGCATTTCGGGAACAATACTTACATCAGATCTACGAAATGTTATTAGGGGAGCAAATGTTTTTCCTTTTTTATCTTTTAAAAACCCATCCTTTTGTATCGATGCCCATTTTTCTGCATTAGCATATATGGTTGGAACATTTATGGATTCACCATTATCTTCTACTTTAATTTGCATTTTATTATCAATAAAAGATTTAACTGCAAAATCTATATCATATAAGGTTACACCTAAACTTCTTACCTTATCCTTATCTCTACGGATTTGAGTTTCCCTTGCCTGTCCAAGATCTATTCTTGGATCCTCTTTTGAATTTACATCATCTATAAAAGAACTTCTGGTTCTTTTTATTGGAGGTATTCTATATTTTGATGAATTTTTCATTAAATATTGCTCGGTAAATCATTATCGTCTTTAATTACTGCCGGTCTAAATTCTTCTATATGTATTCTTGAACGTCTTGTTAAATGTGTATTTGCAATTATGGAAACATTATGACCCCATCTTTCACCTGCAAACGAATAGTCTGGATTCTTACCACCAAAATACTGTGTTTCCTGTATTGAATCTATCTCCCACCATTCTCCATTGTATTCTATTACATCACCAACTTCAATAAATGTTTCAGCTTCTTTTAGATATTCTCTTACGAATCCAAAATTACATAATTGTGTATAATCTTGACCAAATTCTGTTCCTTCGTAGGTTTGTGGTTGATAGTCTATCAATGCCGATAATTTTATTGGACTATGATAAACTTTTTTATCAGATTCATTATACAAATTTGTTTTTGTATTTTCTAATGACAACTTATAGATTGCCACTTCTGTATCTATAATATCATTAACAAGTTCCATATTGAACTTATGAATCAAACCTGCATCTCTAGTTCCGTGAAATAATGGCATTTTTTTATCCGATATAAATTAATAAAGGACTACCAACAAGTGTTGCACTCAAACTCTCTATTTCAGATTTTTTTGCTTCTAATAATTTTGAACGAGTTGTTGTATCTAATATTTCTCGAAGTTCGGCTACCAATGCAGTTTTTTCAGCAGTTGCTGCAGATAACAAATCGGAAGAATTTAAAGTTGTTTCACCGTTTGGTATTGGAATTGAACTATATTTACCACGAACATATCCCAAAGTTTCTTTTGCAAGTGCTAAAGCATAACTGTATATCCAAGTTTTTCCAACAGAATTTATATTTCCATAATCCATAAAATCATATGGTGCATTTGAAAAATCAGAAACAGAACCTGTTGGATATTTTAATGGGTTATTTCTTTCTTCTTTTACAATATACTCCAACCATAATTTAAACGGTTTAGTTGGAACAGGAAATATACGCAATTTATTATTTATTATTTCAAATGAATATGCAGATTTACGCATCATATCGTTAAATTCTATTGCTTGAACTCGAAGTAAATCCGCATACATTGGCATCAACATAAATGATACACCCGTTGAATATGCACCAAATCCAAAAGTATCAAGCATCGCCTGATTTCCTAAATATGGATCATAAAAACGCATTGCAGCTGGTGGTGCATAGTGATGAACTCTTTTTATCTCTATGGATCCACTTGGAACATGAACATCTCTAACCAAAGAATTCAAATCATATACTTGATTTGCAATTTGAATATCTATGGATGCACTATAAAATTCAACATTACCATTTGTATAGGTATCAACCCCATACTCCGTTGCAAGTTGTATTATTCCACCCATATTTACTGAGATATTTCTATGAGTGACATTGTTAGAAGTAGGTGTTCCAATCAAACTTAAAAGATTTTGTTGTATATTGAATTGATTTACCTGATTAGAATATTCGGAAACTGCTTCCTCAAAACAAGCATAAAAATTTTGAGCTTGCAATTCTATATCAACCAGAGGATAACCTAATCTTTTTGCACACCAACTAGCAACATGATCCGCATCTAATTGAAATTCTGGATCAGAATCGTATAGACCGAATGGTGTACTTCCGGTTGTAAAAGTTGATGTACCTGACCAAATTGGAATATCTGTCATTTATTTCTCTGTTTTATTATCATCAAAATATTTTAATATACTTTCCACTATCGGATGACGATGATTTGTTTTTAATTCATATACACCCAATCCATGTATTTTATCTTTCATATCGAATAAATATGGTAGTCCAGAATCTTTTTTCTGTTTCAAATCTATCTGACTTGTATCACCGGTTAATATCATTTTTGAATTAACACCCAAACGAGATAAAACCATTTCCATTTGTGTTTTAGTTACGTTTTGTGATTCATCCACAATCACACATGCATTAACAAATGTTCTACCACGAAGGAAACTTATAGGAGCAATTTCTATTTTTTCTTCTTGTGTAAGTTTTTCAATCTTTTCCTTACTATACAACATATGCATATTTGATTGAATTGGTGATAACCAAGGATCCATTTTTTCTTTTATGTTTCCTGGAAGAAATCCCAAGTCTTCATTCGATACAGTTGGCCTTGTAATTATTATTCTATCTACCTCACGATAAAAAAGGTATTCTAAAGCAATTTGCGTTGCTAATAGAGTTTTACCAGAACCAGCCTTACCTAAAAAAACAGAAACAGTATCTTGCAATGCTTGTGACTTTACTGATTTTTGTTCTTCGTTTAATGATAATTGAAATTGTATTTTATTTTTTATTGTTTTTCTTCCTTTTTTTATACCGTCTAATTCAAATCCATTTACATCGTTTTGATTTATTTCGTTTGAGCCGTTATCGAGTGTCATATAAACTCCTACAATAGTTTTGATAGTGTTTCGCTTATTGTTTTAACATCTTCTTGAACCATAACGATTATTTCATTAAAGTTTTCAGAAGTATGAGTCCATTCAAATCCAATCAAACCAATCAACTCTTGTGATTTTTTTATTGGATATACCGTTGCTGATTTTGTTCCTCTTTGTGTAAAAAACGCCTTAGTTATTAAATCTGGTATGTCTTCCACGATGGGATATATTGCTTTATGTTTTGATACATCTTCTACAAAATTTGAATACAATGACATTGGTAGATTTTGATATTGTATAAATTCTGTACTAACACCGTCTTCGAGTGATTCAAATGATGTAGAAAGTTTATTCATAGATTTTCCAGTTTGATACTTTCCACCATTAT